AAGGTCTGCAACGCTACACGCAAGACTATGCGGGCAATGCTTATCAGCAAGCCTTTAACAACTTCAATGCACAACGCCAAAACATTTACGGCAATTTGTCAGACATGGCAAAGATTGGTAGCAGTTCAGCGGGTCAATTGGCTAACCTTGGTGCAAACTACGGTTCTAACCTTGGTTCGTTGGCATCCAACTACGGTGGCAATTTGACGCAAGGTTACGGTCAAGGTATTGGCGCTGCAAATGCTTACGGTTTGAACACAGCCAACCTTGCAACGGGTATTGGATCGGCTTTGGCAAGTAACGCTACTCAATCAGGCGCAAACAATGCCGCCCTTTTGAGCAACCTTGGCAATACCGCATTACTTGGCTCTATGCTTAAAGCGACTTAAGGACAAATCATGGCTGACTTTTCAATGAACGTAAATTACGCCAAGCCCCAGACCACAAGTCTTGGGGAAATGGTCAACCTAGCGGGTGGAATTCAGAACTTCCAACAAGCGCAACAACTTAATCCTTTAGAACTTGAAAAAAAGCAGATTGAAAATCAAGTGTTGCGTCAAAAAAATGATGAGCGTTTGAAATTACAAGAGTTCACAAGCAATCCAAACAATTGGCAGACCAATGGTCGCATTGACATGGAAAAGATCAATTCGGTCATTCCAAAGATTGCCCCATTGACAGGCGCTGATGTGATCAGTTCATTGAGTGGATTACATACAAGCCAAACAAACGCTGACAAAGCCAAACAAGAACTGACCCAATCTGAGCGTCAATTGATTGGTAATGTTGACCATTCATTAGGTTTGATGGGCGTGAGTGACCCCAAGCAAGTGATGAGAGCCTATGAAGGGTTGATTGCTAACAATCCTGACAACGCTGCATTGCATCGCATGGTCAAGGCAAGAATGGATATTTTGAGCAAAGCGCAAGCTGGCCCAAACATCACAAAAGACTTGCTTTCTGAATCAGCTTCTTTGTTGTCTATCCCACAACAACGTGCAGAGTTTGCGCCTAAAGTCAGTTTGACTTCTACGGGTAGCGAGTTGAAAGAAACTCTGACAACTCCCATGAGTCCATCAGGCCAAGCGCCTAACATTCGCATGACGGGTGCGGCAGAGCCTTTGACAATTGCGCCAGGCTCTCAGTATGTCCCAACTGGTCGAGTTGATCAAAACAACAACCCAACGGCTTATCAATATGATAAATCTGGCAATTTGTTGGGTGAAGTGACAATTCCCGCAGGGGTGCAAGGCGCACAAATAGCGCCACAGCAACGCCAAATGCCACAACAGGGTGGTGGTACACCACAACCTCAAGTGAACGCACCACAAGCCCCTGTAATGTCTGCCAATGCACCCGCAAGGATGCGAGCAGGCGAGAACGCAGACACATTGCGTGATGCTCAAGCTATTCGCACAAGGGCAAATGCTTCTGCCGCCAATGTGCCTAATCAACAATTCAACAGCAACCAAATTATTAAAATTGCTGATGATGTGATTTCAGGTAAAGGTGCGGGCGCTATTGCCAATTTGACGGGTGGTTACGCTGCGTTGCCTTTTGGCGGTGACAATGCAACCAACTTGCAACAGCTTGGTCATTACATGGCGCTTCAAACAGCAGAATTGGCAAAATCTTCTGGTTTAAGTGGAACAGATGCGGCTAATCAGATTGCGGGTCAGATTGCGGGAACAACTGAATGGACAGCGCCCGCCATCAAACAAACCGCCCGTGTCAATCGTGCTTTGTCAACTGCAACAAGTTTGTTTAACCAAGGTGTTGAAAACGAATTTAATAAAACTAAAGACCCTTTTGCGGCTAGAGATTTCCAAAATAAATGGAGTCAAATTGCTGACGTAAACGCCATTCGTCTTTATGATGCAATGAAAAACAACGACAAAGATGGCATGAAAGAAGTTGTCAATGCCGTTGGTGGCCCTGATTCTATTGGCTACAAAAATCTGCTGAATAAAATCAAGTTTATGAGTACGCTTGTCAAGGGGCAATAATGGCTGTTGTTGATGATTTTGATATAGATTCGATCAATAACGCAGTTAGTTCTGCTTTTGGTCGCAAATCAGCGCCCCCCGTAAAGACTCCATCCTCCCGTGAACAAGAGTCTTTAAGGATATTGCAAGCTGAATATGAAAAAGAAAGCAAACTTGCCGCGGCTGGTAATCCAACTTCTGCCCGTAATTTAGAGGCGCTTCAACGAGAAATGAAGCGCATGGGTGGCGCACCCACTACTGCACCCACTACTGCACAGACGCAAAGTGATGACTTTAGTGTGGATGCAATTGGTTCTGCTGTTCAAGATGCTTTTAAAACAGCGAAAACTGATAAGCCAGTAGCAAAGAACAAAACCGATCAAGCAATTATCAATTTGCAAAGATCGCGTGAAATGTATGGCCAAATGGGGCGTGACTTGGGCGCTAGTGCGGCATCATTGGCTGACACTACCATTGGCGGTATTTTGCCTATGGCTGGTCAAGTGGTTCAAGCCGCATCCCGCCCGTTTACTACGCCAGAAAAAGCACAGCAATATGGTCAAGCTGTTTCAGGCGCATTAGAAAAACCATTTGGTAAGACATTTGGGGTTACGCAAAGCCCTGCTTATCAGGGTGAGGCTTCACAAAGATTGATGAACTTTATTGGTGAAAACGTCAATAAAGGTGCTGAGTGGATTGCCCAAAAAACAGGCTTGCCACTTCCTGATGTGCAAAACATGATGGGAACGCTAACTGTTGCCACACCAGCGGTATTGGCTAAACCTTTGGCTACCGTAGCTAAACCTTTGGTTAAAGGTGCTGAAACCGTTAGTCAATGGGGCAATGAAATTCGCGCTGGCGCACCTAGTCAGCTTGAACAACAGTTTCAAGCCAAAGGCGGTAAACAAAGCGCTGGCGCGGCCGCTACTCAAGCCAAAACGCAGATTGATGCCGCAATTGCACAAGCAAAGCCAGAGTTAGCCGCTGATTTGAAATTGCTAAACCCTGCTGAAACAAACATAGAAGCACTTAATCGTGTGGTTGACGCAGATTCTCTGGATGTGCCAGTACGTTTGACCCGTGGTCAGGCTTCACAAAACCCAACACTTATTTCCCGTGAGCGAAATGAAAGAGGGTTTAAAGAGCAATTTGTTGATCGTTTTAATGAACAAAACAAAGCGCTAAAAGAGAACGTGACGTTGGTTAAAGAACGTGCCGCGCCTGATGTGTTTGCGCCTGATTATGTATCTAATGCTCAAGGCGCAATTGAGCAAGTTCGCGCAAAGATTGACGCATTCAAAGCTGAAAAACAACAAGCGTATAAAGACCTTGCAGACTTTGGCGCGGGTAAATTAGAAGTTGACAGCAAGACATTTGCACAAAACGCAATGAATGCGTTGACCAAAAATGAGGACATTGATTTCTTGCCGCCTACGATCAAAACTAAAGTTGATCAATACATTGCTGGCAAGCCAATGAACTTTGATCAGTTCCAAAATTTAGCAACACAAATTGCCCGTGAAACAAGAAAAGCACAAAAAGCTGATGATGGCAACGCGGTTCATGCTTTAGGTTTGGTTCGCAATGAATTAGAAAATTTACCGCTTATTGGTGAGACAGCAGAAGCTAAAGTGTTTGCTGACAAAGCCCGTGGCTTGGCTAAACGTGAGTTTGACTTGATTGATAAGACCAGACCAACTTACAACTCTGTTTATGCAATGGTTGAAAATGGCGGTGCTGATACTAAAAACTTTATTCAAAATAATGTGTTTAGTTCTAAGAATCAAGACTTTGCCAAGATGATTGATTTAGTTGGTGACAACCCACAAGCCATTCAAAACTTGAGGGCTGGCACTTTAGACTATATTTTAAAAAATTCTACTGATGCAAGTGGAAATTTTGCCACTGGTAAATTTGCAAAAAGTATTGCTGATTTAGATGTAAACAAAAAGCTAGATGCTTTGTTTGGCGCTGAGGAGGCTGGTCGTTTACGCAAGATTGCTAACGCTGGTACATTGATTGAAGCTAGACCTAAAGGCTCTTTTGTCAATGAATCAAACACAACGGTTTCTGCTGGTCAAATGGCTAAAAATTATCTTACTGGCGTGTTAGAGGAAATACCCGTTGTGGGATCGGTCGTTAAGCCAGCCACAAATCTTTATATGCAAAACAAAATGAAAAAAGAGATGAAAGAGTCTCTGCGCCCTGCCGCTGGCACTAAACTTTCAGACATAGGAAAATAAAATGGCAGTCAATCTTTCCCCCATTGGTAATGGTTTCCAATTCTTTACCAACACAGGCATTCCCCTTAACGGTGGGTATATTTACACCTACCAAGCTGGCTCAAGCACTCCTTTAGCCACTTACACAACTGCAACGGGTAATATTGCTAACAGCAATCCTATTCAATTAGGAACAAGTGGCCGCCCCCCGCAAGAAATTTGGTTGACTGAGGGGTACTCATATAAGTTTATTTTGACTGATTCTGCCAATGTGCAGATTGCCACTTACGACAACCTTTATGGCATCTTGGGAACAGCCGCGGCAGTTAACCCAATTCCCGCTGGCGGCATCATTATGTGGTCAGGCTCAATTGGCGCTATTCCTGTTGGCTATTACCTTTGCAATGGCTCTAACGGCACACCCGATTTGAGAGACAGATTTGTAGTGGGTGCTGGTAGCACTTACGCTGTTGGCAACACAGGCGGTTTTACTTCTGCTGTGACGGGTTCAGGCGGCACAAACTTGCCGCTTTACTATGCGCTTGCATTTATCCAGAAAGCCTAAAATGTCTGATATTGATTTGGTCAAATATGGGGTGCTTTGGCAAAAAGTTGAATCTATGGAAGCCAAGATTGACAAGATGGAAGCCCAACTTGAAACGCTGATTGAATTGGCCAACAAGGGGCGTGGTGGCTTTTGGATGGGTATGGTTTTTGTGTCAGGCATTTCTACATTCTTTGGTTACATTACACATTATTGGTCAAAGTAAATGAATGCGCTGGCTCATTCTGTTATTACTGTTTGGGCTAGTAGGTGCGGTAGCCAAGAATGGCTGTCACGTTAGGGAATTCTATGGAATTGGTTACACCGTCCATGACCCCACAGAACGTCATAAGGAAATGCTTGCATGGCTAATCCACAACGCAGAACATTGCAAGTCAAAAGATTATGTGGTGCTGTGGAACAATTTGCCTGATTGGGCTGGAACAGCGGACACAGTAATACTTAGATCAAAGATAATTTACGGGTACAAGGATGCGCTTGATCGGGAAAAAAAGTGAAAGTCAGTTACGACAAATGGTATCCAATAGTTCAGCCAAACGCGGCAATGCAATCAGAAGTGTTTGCCAAGCGTGTGGAAAGGTTAGATGCTGAACGGGCGGTGCAAGTTCAGATAGATCAGCAAGTAAAAAAGTTTCATCAATATGAGTATGAAATTTACGAATACAGAATGCGACAGATCACGATAAACATTGATATTACCAATCTGAAACGACAAATTGATGCCCTCGTATGACCAAGAAACCAGCACCCAAAACGACACCAGACACCAGAGACAAGCTGACGCTGTACGTCACTCTAATGGTAAGCACAACCTTGTGCATCTCTGTATTGGCCATGGTGGTCAGCTTTATGTTGGGTCTGTGGGCCAAGGAAGTGGACAACGCAGAAATTTTCAAAATGATTTCACCCGCTTTTTCTACTCTTATAGGCGGCATGATTGGATTCCTGTCTGGTATCAAACTCATGCAAAACGATGATAAAAAGGACACTAAATGCTGACACTACTTTCAACCCTGATTTCATTTTTAATGGGCGGCTTGCCTAAGATTTTGGATTTCTTTCAAGATCGTGCCGACAAGTTACATGAACTGGCTTTGGCTAGAATGCAGATTGAGCGTGAACTAGAACTGCGTAAAGCGGGGTTTGAAGCACAAGAGCGCATAGAAAATATTAGGTCAGAGCAATTGGCTACTGAAAGCGCGGCCAATACTCAACAAATTTTGATTGGCGCACAACAAGCTGAAATGTCAGCCATCTATGCCCATGACACAAGCCTGAATGAAGGCACATCACTCTGGATGAGGAATTTAAGGGCTTCAGTTCGCCCTGTCATTACTTACGGCTTTTTCTTTTTGTTGCTGTTTGTAGATATTGGTTTGTTTGCGTATGGCTGGCATCAAGGTGCTACGTTTGTAGAACTGGCTGAAATGCTGTGGGACTCTGACACCCAAGCCCTGTTTGCTTCTATCATTGCTTTCCACTTTGGCGGCAGAGCCTTTGGCAAATGAACATTTCTGAAAAATGTTTGCACATGATTCGCCATCACGAAGGTGTGCGTCAAAACCCGTATAAATGCCCGGCAAAGCTGTGGACGGTGGGCGTGGGCCATGTCATGTTTCCAGAGCAAGGCAAGCTAAAGATTGACCAGCGTGATGCGTTTACACCCCCGCCAGAAGCCATGCGTAAACATAGCATGGAGGAAGTCAATGAAATTCTTAGGGCTGATCTTGCTAGGTTTGAGAAAGGAGTGGCTACTTATTGCCCTGTTTCTCTTACTCAAGGCCAGTTTGATGCACTTGTTTCATTTTCATTCAATGTTGGCTTAGGCACATTACAGCGGTCAACCCTGCGTCAAAAGGTGTTGCGTGGCGACATGGAAGGCGCTTCTGAGGAACTTCTAAAGTATTGCATGGCGGGTGGCAAAGTTCTCAAAGGTCTGCAAAAACGCAGACTTGACGAAAGAGCGCTATTTCTTAGCTGACTTGATAAACACAGAAAAACTGTGAATTGTGTCTTTGCCAAAAGAAAGCGCTTCTAAGCGTTTTACGTAATCGTCAAGGGCATCGTTCCAGCCAGCGTCATAAGCCGCGCAAACAGCGTCTATAGAGGCTTCCTGAGCGCCCGTCATGCGTAACAAGGCAATTAAATCATCTTTGGTCACTTTGAGACTCAACTTGTTTAGCTTCTAACGGTGCGCCAAGCATTTCAAGAAAGCAAAGTTGACACCAATGACCCTCATGCCCCTCAATGTCACTTGAAATAACATGAGCGTGTTCGCCATGCTTGGGGCAGTTAATTACCCATTGTGAAATTGAATTTTCCATGTTTTCCCTTTAGTTGACTTTAATTTGTTGTCTTTGATGCTTGCCTATTTTCCTAGAAAGCCAGCAAGATTGGCAAATCCATTTGTGTCCCATGTCAACACCGCCCTCTGGAGGCTTGATTTCATCACAATTATTACAAGATCGTAATTTGTGAACTGGCTGGTTGCTGTTAAGACTCAATGGTGTCATTTTAAGTTTCATTGTTGAATTATTTTCATTACACGCTGTGAACGTCCTGATCTGGCTTTGCGCTTTTCGCCCGTGTCCGCAATAAATCCTTTGCGTATCAATGGGGCAAATCTAGGCGAAATGGTCTGAACACCGTGGTGTGGAAAGTGCGCCATTACTTCATCGGAAGTGCATCCATTTGGATATTTTGCAACCACTTCATAAACCATTTGCTCTAGCCGTGTAGAGTCAATTGATTCAGCCGCTTCCATGCTGGTGATTGGGTCTGATGCTCTGGCCATAAACTTTGGCTCTGAGCCAAAGATGGATTCAAAAACTTTACTGAATGTCATGTTTTCCCCTTAAAGGTGGGGGTACTAACTGCTCGTCTGCAAGCTAGGAATTTCCTTTGCACAGCTTTCCCCCCGTTAATCAAAAATCAATGTCATCGTCTTTTGGCAGACCTTGATAATTTGATGGCTCTGGATCATTTAAAAATGCCCGTCCATCCCAATTGCGTGGCTCAACATCAATGATTAACATTTCGCCAGCTTTGGTTTCAATGACGCTACCAATGGTGCGGTAACGGTGCTTTGTTTTACCTTCTTTGTCTGTGTAAGAACCTACAGAGGCTTTAACAATTTTAAGAGTTTTTGACATTTTTAATTTCCATAAGTTGAGCAATTTTTATATCAAGTTCATTTAAGAATTTGACAATTTCTTCCTCCATTAGCCTGATATACATATTGTCCCGCGGGACACGTTTAACAAACAACTGAAGTTCCTCTGGCAGACGATTGTCAAAAGACACAAAGTCACACCAGCTACGCCCTGTGCAAGCCATTTGGAATTGCATTTGCGTGTTGTATTTGCCCGGCACAGTCTGACTTAGCAAAGTCTCAATGTGCGTGGCCGTATTAGGGCATTTGATTTCTAGCAATCCATCATCCCCAACAAGCCCGTCAGGAGAAGCCCCAGCCATGATGATTGACGGGTGAGGCACAAACCCCACTTCATCCACTAAAACATTGTGGGCGACTTCATACGACAGCCGGGCTAACGGTTCTGTTTCTGTACCCCATTGCATAGCTGAGTTTGTAAAACCCTCTGCTTTTTGGTTTGTCAGGCGTTCACAGACCAATTGCGCCATGTAGTTTTCGCGGCTGGCGCTAAAGCCTGTTTTGGTTTTGGCAATCACATCAGCCACACGGGATGCTGTGACCTTACCAATCCGAGCCTCAAACCATGCGTCTGAGCGTTGTTCAATCAATTCAATCATAATTTCCCCTTTGCTTTGTCTTTAGCGGCAATCACTTTGCCTTGCCAATCTGTATTGCCATTGCAAGCGGCATAGGCGGCTTTGTAGGCGGCTTTCAAAGCGTCTTGGTCTGTTGATGCCTCAATAGCGGCCAAATGGTCTGTAAGGGCGTTTTCATTGATGGCTGGCTTTTCAATGACTGTCTTGCGGCTGGCCGCGTTGCCATCGTCATCCTCTGGTGCTATACCGCAAGCGGCCATCAGCGATCCTCTACGGGCATAAGTCAAAGCACTCATGTGACCTTGTGGGTCTGCTTTGCTGGCAGGGAAATGCAGAATGCCGCATTCCATCATTTCGCCTGACTCATGAACAAACATGGTTTCAACCATTACGCCATTTTCACAATCATAAGATTTCTGAATCAAGGCAATCCCGTTGTCATTGAGAGCGCCTATAACAGCCTCAACGCAAGCGGATAGGTCAGCATAGCGTGACTTGAAATGCGGGTTTGTAGAGGACTTTAAAGCAGGGCCAAAAGCCTTTTGTGCTTTGACCAATGCTGTTGCTAAGTTTTTCATGTTTCATCCTTTAAATAAGCCGTTAGGCGTTTGATTCGGTCTGAGTGATAGTCAGCCATGCGCTTTGCGTATTCTTGAGCGCTGAGAGCGTCTAACAGCTTGCGTTGGGCTTGTTCTAATTCTTTAGCCGCCAGTTCTTTAGCTGATGGCAAGCGGAAGTAATCTTTTAGTTGGTCAATCATGTTTAGCCCCGCCATGCCAGTAGTACGCCAATGCCGCCAAAGATAACGATGGCAAGCGCCCATTCAACAAGGGTTTGAATGATCTTAGATTTCATTTTGTTCCTTTAACATACGAGCGTGGTGAATCTTGGTTTCAGACATGATGTGTTGAAATTCTGATAAAGGCAGATCACAAGAAATGTCATCACCTTTTAAGTTAAAAATGAACACATCGTAGATTTCCGCTGAGTTGTGGTCATGGGGCATATTGATTTCTGCGGGGTAGTAGTCATAGCCAACTTTGACGTTCTCAAGCGTTGTGCCATTGTCATAAGACACAACGTCATCAAAGTAATAGTGAAGTTTGTAATCAGTCATAGTGTGTCCTTAAGCAAACTTATTGATCAATGCGTTTAACTTGCGAACTTGATCACGGGCAGACTTTTGAAATTCGTCACCGTTTTCGCCAATGTAATCTTCATTGTTTAAGTGACCAGCTTCATGGAAACAGCTAAGAATGTATTTAGCTTCATGCACAATTTGTGCGTCTGTGTAATCGTTGATTTCTTTTTTATCGTCTTGAGAAATTTGCTGTAAGTTGTTAGCTAATTCGTCAATTGACATTGCTGATTTAATGATTGAGCGCATTTTGATTTCCTCTAAAAAGACCCCATAAATTTAGGGCATGATGAATTATAAGTTATCTTATAAAGAAGTGTCAACACTTTTTTTAAATATTTTTAAATTATTTTTAGATGGGGCTTTTGCCCCGTCTTATTTATTTGTTTTTTAGTGGTGAATTGGCTTTAAAGTCATAACCAATATTTTTTAATTCTTTGGTTGTTTCAGCAAGACTCATGTTGTTTACTTGTTGAACAGGGTGGCCAATGTTAAGTAAAGCCTTACGTTGAGCATTTGCCAAAGTAACCATCCAGTTGCAGTTCATCATTTTGATTTCCTTAAAAGACCCCGAGAAGTTCAGGGCATGGGTGAATTATAAGCGGTCTTATGGGTAAGTCAACAATTATTTCAAATTATTTTGTAGGTACTTTCCCTAGTGTTGCTTTTTTGCAAACTGTGTATAATGTGGCTTATGAATAAAAAAAAGTTTATAGCACTAGCTGGCTCACAGAGTGATCTAGCCAAACTTTTGGGGATCAAGCAACCAGCTATTTCCCAATGGAAAGCTGTGCCTATTGCGAGAATTTGGCAATTAAAATTGTTGCGTCCACATTGGTTTGTGGATTAAGATTGTTTGAAACACGGCTAGGCAGGGAGTAATTACCCCGCTGAAAAGAGTTCCTCCCTCTCCTGCCGCAGTTTCTTTTAGGGAGTGTTAAAAGGCGAGAAAAATGCACTATTACAAGAGAAATCTTGGCGACTATGCCAAGAAAGCTGGACGTTTGACTATGTTGCAACACGGTGCGTACACGCTTCTTATTGATTCGTGTTATGACCGTGAAATTTTCCCAACTTTAGATCAAGCACTTGAATGGACTTGGGCATCAACAGAAGCTGAAGTTGAGGCGGTAAAGTTTGTTTTAACAAGGTTTTTTACGCTTGATAAAGAAGGCTGTTATGTGCAAGACAGGATTCTTCAAGAGTTGTTGCATTACCATAAAAATGCAGATACAAACAAACGAATTGCTGATGAAAGAGAAGCAAAGCGTAGAGAAAAAAGCACGAACCGTGTACCAAGCGTTAACGAAGCTACACCTAACCAAGAACCACTAACCACTAACCATAAACCAAAGAGAGAAAGCGCAACTGTCGTTGCTTGCCCTTCTGATGTTGATCAACAAATTTGGGATGATTGGAAACAGTTACGCAAAGCCAAAAAAGCGCCTGTTACAGAAACCGTGGTTAAAGGCGCAAGAAAAGAAGCCGCCAAAGCAAACATGGCGTTTAGCGATTTTCTGAGTGTATGGTGCGCTAGAGGTTCACAAGGTTTGCAAGCTGATTGGTTAAAGCCTGATGAGAAAAATTTAAGCAAAACTGGTCAAATGAATCAAAGGGTAATTTCTGGTCTTACCCGTGGTCTTATTGGAGGACAAACCAATGTCAAATTACTTGGAAACTGATTTTTGCAACCAAGACGAAGGTCTTGATTACATCTTTGGCCGAATGATGGCAATTTATGGCGCACCGTTTAATCGTCATTTTGATGGCCTTGACCCTGAGTTTGTTCGTCAAGAATGGAAGGGTCAAATTGGTAAATTCTTGACATATCGCCCAAGCATGGATTTTGCCATTGACAAGCTGAATGAGGAATTTGTGCCAAGCGCAATTAAATTTAGAAATTTGTGCAATCAAGGCCCGGAAATTCCTGTTAAGCCTTTACCGCAAATTGAACGCAAGTTGACCATCCATGAGCAGATTGAAAGCGACAGGATTAGGGCAGAGGCTTTGGCTAAGTTGGCTGAAATGAAAAAGCAATACTCAAAATGACACACCATGAAGCAACAGCAATCCTTGACCGAGCAAGAGAAGGTCAACAATTTAGCGAATTTGTCATTCTCAGAGCGCTTGAACTTACGGGAGACTTTGAAGGAAGCGGAAGCGCGGGAATGGATCAAACGTTATCGCAAGAAAATGATGGAAGAAGGCAGGGGAGAAGCCCAATACTGGTGGCAACTGACGCTAGAGGATATTGCCAAGAAACGTGGTCAGCCAGCCGCTGATGATCTACGCATACGCATGAACACCCAGAAAGAAAAAAAATGATGCAAATTATGTTTACGGTGTACGGTGAGCCAGTAGCCAAGGGAAGGCCAAGATTTTCCACAAGGGGAAAGTTTCCCGTTGCTTACACACCTGAAAAAACAAAATCCTATGAGTTTGAGGTTGGCATGATGGCTCTAGCCGCAATGGGTGGCTCAAAGCCCTTAGAAGGGGCATTAGAGGCGTTTATTTACGTTTCCTTTGCCGTTCCTGAGTCTTACTCAAAAAAACGCACAGAGGCTTGTTTAAGCGATGTTGAGAAACACACCAAAAAACCCGATTTAGATAACGTGGTCAAAGCAATATGCGATGGCATGGACAAAATTGTCTTTTTATCGGATTCGCAAATCACATCAATTCACGCCACAAAGGTTTACGGGGAAGTGGCAAAGGTTGAAGTTTTGGTGAAGCAAGCATGATTTTTAATTTACACAACAGCCAACAGGCCCACTCAGTTTTAAAAGACTTATGGCCCAAGATCAAAGAAACCTTGCAAGCTGGCAAGCAATTGCGCTTAGAAGTTAAAAAGGCAACCAGAAGCACAGACCAAAATGATATGTTTCACGCCCTGATTGACAAGGTTTATAAGGCCATGAAGGGTGCTGGCTCAGAGTGGTCAGCAGACGATTGGAAGCGCCTGTTAATTGATCAATGGGCAAATGAGACAGGCCGCAAGTTAGGCAAAATAGCGCCAAGCCTAGACGGGCAAAGAGTAGTTCAACTAGGACTACAGAGCCACAAATTCACCAAAGAGGAAGGCTCTGAGTTTATTGAATGGCTTTTGTGCTGGATGGCAGATAAGGGAATAGAAACATGATGTGTCCAATTTGCGGTACACGCAAGAATAAAGTCTTAGACACAAGAGCAAACCCAGAATTTATCCTTAGAAAACGGGAATGCGAGAATTTTCACAAGTACCAAACCAAAGAATATGCAATACCTGAAACACCAGTATGTGAGAAGCCAGAAGCTGTTAAAGCTAGTAGCGGATTTAGCCTGTCAAAATTGTGGCATAGATAACGGGGTTCAGGCGGCTCACAGTAATTGGGGCGGGGGTAAGGGTAAAGGCATTAAGGCTGATGACAACCTAGTGGCCGCTTTGTGCCTTAAATGCCATTACGAAATAGACCAAGGGGCGCATCTATCTAAAGATGAACGCAAAGAAATGTGGCAAAAAGCCCACACAGCAACAATCGAGGCACTTGGAGACAGATGGCCTCCAGAAGTGCCAAAGCCTCACTTGCCTTTGTGAGCCTTGTCCAAGCCTTGAGACTCATGGCGCTTTAGTTCCTGTTCCACAGCTTTGATGCGGGACATTTCAGCGCGATGCTCAGAGACTTTTTCGTAGTGCATAGGCTGTTTAGGGGCGCTAGATTTAGCAGAAGTAATTTTAAAATTTGTGGCCATGACAAATCCTGTTAAAATGGTGGTTGACATTGTGCCACATTGGACATAAAGTCAAAACCATAAATTCTTTGCAAGGAAAATATCATGGGTAAAATGGACACAAAAATGGCTAAAAGCACCACAGGCGCAACACCCCCTAAAGGTGCTGAATCGTCTGACCGTACAGGCGAACGCATGGAAAAAATGCGTGGTGGCGTTGCTATGGGTAAAGAGGACAAAATGGGCGCTGATCACCAGTTCAATACTGGTAAGACAGACGGCATTTGCTACACTAAGACCAAATCAGAGTACCGCTAAAAAGCGAAACCCAAACAGCCATGCAGGGCTGAGTGGGCTTCTAGGCACAACAAATAAAGGAGATTTGCCATGCTTAAACAGAATTGTAAGGCTTGTGTTTACTTTAACGACATAGGCGACATGGGGCAATGCAGACGCTACCCCACATTTCAAAACCGACACTACACAGAGTGGTGCGGTGAGTACCAATTAGTTGCCATCCTTGAGACAGAGGATGTTTTACCCGTCCCAGAGGCGGGTGCTTTTTCTGAGCCGCCAAAGAAACGTGGCAGACCAGCAAAGGGTGCAAAATGAACTTGCAACCACTTAAAGATAAAATTTTGGTGCGTCCTGAACAACGCATTCAAAGCACAATTTATTTCCAATCGGCAGAAGCTGACAGCCGTGGAACGGTTATGGCTGTAGGCCCAGAAGCCCATGCCGAGGGTTTGAACATTGGTGACAAAATTGCTTTTGGTACATTCCACAAAGACTATAAAGACGAATACCTAAAGTTTGAGGAAATCAAGCACAATGATGAGCGCTTACTCAAAATGAGTTGGCAAGATGTTTGTTTTGTAATTGAGGAGTAAATCATGGCTACTAAACCCGGTTTGTATGCCAATATCCATAAAAAGCAAGAACGTATAGAACGCCAAAAGGCAGAGGGCAAACCCGTTGAGCGTATGAGAACGCCCGGCACAAAGGGCGCACCCACAGCCGCGGCTTTTAAACAGTCTGCTAAAACTGCAAAAAAATAATCATGGCGACTAAAAAGCACGATAAGCCCATTCCCCACAAGACAACGGGCAAGGACAAAACCTATAACCCGACAGACAAGGGCGCGGGAATGACCGCCAAGGGCCGCGCTGAGTACAACGCCAAGAACAATTCAAATTTAAAGCCGCCAGCGCCTAATCCCAAGACAAAGAAGGACGAAGGACGTAAGGCAAGTTTTTGCGCCCGAATGGAAGGTGTTGTTAAGAACGCCAAAGGGCCAGCAGAACGTGCCAAGGCATCACTAAAGAACTGGAACTGCTAATGCTAGAGCAAGTAAAAGCCCGAATTGCTGACCTTGAGAAGCAAAAAGAACAAATGCTGGCTAACTTTCACGCCATTTCAGGCGCTATTGCCGAGAATCAGGCTTGGTTGCGTCAGCTTATGGTTGAAAAGCCAGCCGAAACCGAGTAAATTAGTGGCACTATGCCAACACTAGCCGACATATACAGCGCCATTGACTCTGCTAAACGCAAGGGGTCTGATCTAATCCGCAATCCGGGCGCAAGCCTACAGCAAATTGCTGGATATGGTGCAGACAAAGCAAATGCGGCTAGAGAACAACTTTACGAAGCTACGGCAGAAGAAGGCATAAATTACGGGCCAAAGACAAAAAAACTTGCCAAACAAATGGCCGAGTCTTACAACCCTATGGGGATACTTGCCCCAAAAAGGTTTATAGGAAAACCGTTAGAAGGTATGCCAACTACGGTTAATGTAGGCGGCAAACTAGAGCAATTTGGTACAGATCAAAGATTGGTTGACATTGCAAAGGGTTACATGGCCGACAAAGGTTTTGTATATGAGCCTTTGACAAAATATGCTCAAATTGATGTTAATCGTGCAAACAAATTAGCCGAGGGTTATCAAATGATGGCTAACAACCCAAATGATCCTAAAGTTAAAAAAGCGTATGCCGCTTTGATTGAGGAAACAATGGGCCAATATGAGGCTTTAAGAAAAAAAGGCTATAAGTTTGACTTTATGCCCGAATCTGGTGACATATATGGCAACCCTAGAAATGCCATAAATGATGTTATTTTGAACAAAAAATTGTCAGTATTTCCAACTGAGCAAGGGTTTGGTGGCCCGTCAGCATTGGAAGCAAGTCAAGCTAACCCATTGCTAATGCGTGTGGGTGAGAAGTGGAATGGTAAAGAAGTGACAGCTAACGACATTTTTAGGGCTGTCCATGATGTGTTTGGTCATGCCAAGCATGGTGTGGGATTCAGAGCCGTTGGTGAAGAAAACGCTTTCCAATCCCATGCAAGGATGTATTCACCCAAAGCGTTGCCAGCCGCAACATCAGAAACTAGGGGACAGAATTCTTGGGTTAATTATGGCCCATTTGGAGAATTTAACCGCACAGCCAGCCCTGCTTTGACAGAATACGCAGAACAAAAAACTGGTTTATTGCCAGCGTGGGCATGGAAAGAGGGACTTGTTAAGTGATAGAGCAAATTTTTATTGCAGTTACTGAGTTGATTGCAATATGGTTAATTCAAGACAAAAGAACAGAATTTCGCAAGTGGGCTTGCATTTTTGGACTATTAGGGCAACCATTCTGGTTTTATGCTTCATACGAAGCAAACCAATGGGGCGCATTCACGCTATGCTTTTTCTTTACCGCGGCATGGTGTAAGAGTTTGAAAGATTATTGGTTTACTAAACAAACAGGAATGACTAATCAAGACTATTACGAACTGATCACAGAAGCTGTTGACAAGCTGTCCAGCACATCAAAGCTGGATTACAAAGATTACATTCAAAGAGTTTTAAAAGAAGCCTTAAAGATCAAATGACTGAAACACCCGAAAAACGCCCTGTTGGTCGCCCATCCCTCTACAAACCTGAGTATTGTGAGGAAGTGATTGCATTGGGCAAGATCGGTAAGTCAACTGAGGCAATTGGTGCTATTTTAGGCGTAGGGACTAAAACTTTATACAACTGGCGTGACGAAAATCCAGAATTTTTACACGCCTTGGAGTTGGCTAAAGAGTTTGAACTGCAATGGTGGGAAGATATTGCCCAAACCCACATGATTGAGAACAAAGAAAGCGACAAGATAAATGCTTCTATTTGGTCAAGGTCTATGGCGGCAAGATTCCCTAAAAAGTATCGTGAGCAAGTTAAACAAGAAATTACAGGCGCTGATGGCGCACCATTGTTGGCTGGCATTCAAGTAACGTTTGTGAAGCCAAGTGAGTGACGTTAGCCAAGCAATTGCAAAGGCTGAGTTCCCACTCAAGCTAGAGTGCCTATTTAAACCATCACGGTACAAAGTTCTTTACGGTGGACGCGGTGGCGCTAAGTCTTGGGGGGTAGCAAGGGCTTTGCTGATTAAAGGCGCTCAAGCCCCGTTAAGGGTGCTTTGCGCCCGTGAATTCCAAACATCTATCAAAGACTCAGTTCACAAGCTACTGTGTGATCAAATCATGGCGCTTGGGTTAGAGGGTTTCTATGAAATCACTCAGGCATCAATTAGGGCTAAAAACGGCACAGAGTTCAGCTTTGTTGGCCTAAAGAACAATGTGGCTAACGTCAAGTCTTACGAAGGTGTTGACGTTTGTTGGGTAGAGGAAGCACAGACAACCAGCCGTATGTCGTGGAATGTCCTGATCCCTACCATTCGTAAAGAAAAGTCAGAAATTTGGATTACTTTTAACCCAGAACTAGAATCAGACGAAACTTATCAACGGTTTGTTTTAAAGCCGCCAGAGGATTGCATTGTTCAAAAGGTCAACTGGTCAGATAACCCGTGGTTTCCCGAAACGCTAAAACTTGAGAAAGATGCGCTTAAATTCCGCGATCCACAGGCTTATAACGTGGTTTGGGAAGGCTTATGCCGACAGACGGTAGATGGCGCTATCTTTGCCAGAGAAATGCAACTGGCTGAATTAGATGGCCGCATTACAAAGGTCAACTACGATGCCACAAAGCCCGTTCACGCCATCTTTGACTTGGGCTGGTCTGATGCCACAGCAATCTGGTTCTTACAGTTTGTAGGCATGGAAACCCGTTTGATTCGCTACATTGAGGGCAATCAGCAGACCATGAGTGACTATCTGGCCAAGATGCAAACCTTTGGCTATATGTACGACACCCTTTGGCTACCGCACGATGCTGAGAACAAGACGTTGGCCGCCAATGGCAGAAGCATTGAGGAAATTGTAAGGAATGCGGGATATAAAACCAAGATTATTCCTAAAACGTCAATTACAGACTCAATCAATGCGGCCAGAACATTGTTTACAAATATGTGGTTTGACAGGGATAATTGTCACGAAGGCTTGCAATGTCTTAGGCATTACCGTTACGATGTTGACCCAGAGACTAAGCAATTCAGCAGAACGCCATTACACGATCAATATTCGCATGGCGCTGATGCGTTTAGATATATTGGTTTAATGGTCAATGAGCCTAAACAGGCCAGAAGGCCAAAAGCAAACGCAAATTATGGTAGCGATTACTCATGGATGAGTTAAAATGTCTCCAAATCACTTAGGGCAACATCATGGCTGATGATTACGACAAACGAATTCAGGACGCAATAGAGTTTCTCAAGTTTGCTAACGATGCAGACACAATGAACCGTCAGGAAGCGCTTGAGGATTTGAAGTTTGGCGCTGGTGATCAATGGCCTGTTACCCTGCAAAACTCACGCAATCTTGAGTCACGCCCTTGCATTACGGTGAACAAGGTGGACAACTATTGCCGCCAAGTCTCCAATCAGCAACGCCAGCAACGTCCCCGCATCAAAGTTCATGCCACAAATACGCATGAGGACATGGTTGACGCACAGACCATTAGTGGCATTATTCGCCACATTGAGGTCAATTCAAATGCTGACCATGCTTATGACAATGCGTTTGAATACGCAGTTCGCATGGGATGGGGCTATGTACGGGTCAGAACTGACTACATTTCAGAGGATTCGTTTGATCAGGAAATTTACATTGACCCTGTGGATAACCCATTCACGGTGTACTTTGACCCCAATTCAGTAGCGCCTGATGGCTCTGACGCTGACCGTTGTTTGATTACAACCATGATGCTGAAAGAGGAATTCCGCAAGCTGTACCCAGACGCTGATGACGGTGGCACAAGTTTCACACAGCGTGGAACGGGCGACTCACAGTCTGAATGGATTACCAAAGAGGACATTCGCCTTGCTGAGTATTACTACACAGTCAGGGAAAAGGCTACTTTGTACCTTTTGAGCGATGGTTCATCTACTTTTGCAGATGACAAAGACTTTTTCAAGCGTTTAGATGCTTTTGGCATTACGGTGGTTGACAAGCGTGATTCGTTCAAGAAAACCATTAAGTATTGCAAAATGACCGCGGTTGAGGTGCTTGAGGAACGCGATTGGGCTGGCAAATATATCCCGATTGTTCCCGTCTATGGCCGCCACATTGTCATTGGTGACAAGCGCAAAAAGTTTGGCATGATTCGTTATGCTAAAGACCCACAGCGTATGTATAACTTTTGGCAAACGGCCATTACTGAGGGCGTTGCATTAGCACCCAAAGCCAAATGGTTGATTGCTGAAGGCCAAGACGAAGGACATGAGAGCGATTGGGCAAACGCCAACATCAAGTCATTCCCTGTTCTGCGATACAAACAGACTGACATTGATGGCCGCCCTGCGCCAGTTCCCTCACGTTTACAGCCAGAGCCGCCACAAGCGGGAATCATGGCCGCGGCTATGGGCGTTGACAATGATATTAAAAACATCATGGGCGTGTTTGACCCCGCACAGCTTGGTCAGGGCAACATTTCAGGTAAAGCATTGAATGGCCAGCAACAACAAGTTGACCTAACAAACTTTGACTATTACGACAACCTTACACGTTCAATCAGTCACATTGGCAAGATTTGCCTTGATTTAATTCCTAAGATTTACGACACAGAGCGTGTTATGCGAATCATTGGGGACGATGGCAAGCCAGAACTGTTGACAATTAATCAGCGTGACTCTGTTGACCATGTACTGAATGACATTACCGTTGGTCAATACGATGTGGTCATGGAAACAGGGCCGGGCTACAACAGCAAGCGTCAGGAAGCCGTGGACAATATGCTTCCCTTGCTTGCGGCCGCACCAGAACTTATGCAAGTGGCTGGTGACTTGGTGTTTAGAAATATGGATTGGCCGGGCGCTGACATTATTGCTGACCGCCTTGCCGCGTCTAACCCAATGGCACAAATTGACGATAAGTCTAAAGTACCGCCACAAGTTCAGATGCAACTGGCTATGTCACAGAAACAGATTCAGGAACTTACACAGGCAATTCAGGCTAAAGATTTGATGTTGCAAAACCGCATGGACGTTGAGCAAATGAAGCAAGATTCAGAGACTAAGCGCACCCTGATGAAAGAGACAGGTAGGGCTAATGAGGCTGAATTGCGTGAACAAAGTGATCGTTCTGAAATGCAAATGCGTGTTGAGGGTCAGGCCAACGATACGGTTATCAGAACGCAGACACAGCTTGAAATTGAAAGAATGAAGCAACAGATTGCTATTTTGTTGGCCACAATGCACAAAGAAACATTAGGTAATGCAAGTGCAGAGACAACAGAACGGGCTATTTGACTTTTTTAAATTATGTGGTAAAAACCACTAAACCTTACCCGTGAGGCACATGGGGTTAAATCGTTGGGAAACGTATGTCCGAAAAAGAAGCAAGTCAAGTATTGACAAGCGAGAATGCGGCAGAATTTTATGCAAACAGATTAGGTTTAGCTGAATCTTCAGCAGATACTGAGGCGGTTGAGGAAACTCCCGAGCCAGAATCTGATGAGTCACAGAGTGAACCGAAAGAGGCAGAAAAGGAAGCAAACCAAGAGGGTGAGCGAAAGCAGAACCCCAAACTTGAAAAGCGGTTCTCAGAGATAACCAAGCAACGTGAGGAAGCGCGAAAAGAAGCGCAGAACGAGCGTCAAGCTAGGATAGAACTAGAACAGCGATTGGCGGCACTAGAACAGCAAAGACAGCCTCAACAGGCTTTTAATGTTGATCAAGAGCCACAACCAAGCCAGTTTAGTGATGCGTTTGAGTATGCGAAGGCTCTAGCTGAGTTTTCAACAGAAAAAGCGTTAGCTGAACGTGATAGGCAAGTGGCACAGCAGAGAGAACAGGAAGCGCAACAAAAGATTATCCAATCTTGGGCGCAGAAGGTTCAGGAAGCGAAAGCAGACTTGCCAGATTTTGATGATTTGGTCGCATCCAGTGACGTAGTTGTAAACAACGCAGTCAGGGATGCAATTCTGGAGAGTGATGTTGGGCCTAAAATCCTGTATCACCTAGCTGAAAACAATGACCTAGCCAAAAAGATCGCCAGCTTGAGTCCAAACGCGGCACTTAGAGAGATTGGGAAACTAGAAGCAAGGTTTGAGGTAAATCCTGAAACAAAGCAGACAGCCCCTGTTGTTAGAAGTAAAGCACCAGCACCGATTCAACCGATTCGTGGGGGGCAAGGCAAGGCTGATGTACCGATTTCCGCTGATGGCGAATTTCATGGTTCATATCAGGCTTGGAAGGCCGCCCGTAAAGCGGGAAAAATTCGGTAAACCTAATCTATTTGGAGTCCAAAAATGGCTAATAATTTATTGACGATAAGCAAGATCACCAACGAAGCGTTGATGGTTTTGGAAAATGAGTTGACTTTCACA